ACTGGGATGGTAAGATTCGTCTGTTAAATACAAACACCAAACAGATCTATGTTGGTCTTGTTCCGTATATCAAAAAGTTTTGCAAGGATAGCAATTATGGCTTTGAATACCTCGATGAAGAAAAAGACGTCCACCCGATTGACACAAAAAATCTTGCAACTGCTCTATCACTTCCAATGGAGCCGAGAGATTATCAGTTGCTCGCTTCTAGCGTCGGACTTACGAAGAAGAGAACTGTACTCATTTCACCTACAGCGTCAGGAAAATCGCTAATCATCTATATGATGATTCGCCACTTGTTGAATAGTGGTAAGAAGCGCGGATTGTTGATTGTTCCTACGATTAATCTCGTCACTCAGATGCATTCTGACTTTAAAAACTATTCCAGCAACAATGGCTGGGATGTAGACAAATATTGCCAAAAGATATTTGGCGGCGAAAGTAAAATACCAGATACTGACTTGATTATCTCTACTTGGCAAAGTATCTACGACATGCCAAAGAAATACTTCACGCAGTTTGATTTTATTATCGGTGACGAAGCACATACCTTCAAAGCCAAGTCGCTGACAAGCATCATGACTAAATTAATCAATTGCGATGTGCGTATTGGCACAACAGGAACACTTGATGATAGTAAGATAAACAAGTTAGTTCTTGAAGGTTTGTTTGGTCCAACATTTAAAGTTATCTCAACAAAAGAACTCATTGAACGCAAGCAGTTGGCTAACTTTAGTATCAAGTGTATTGTGCTGAAGTATCCTGAGATTGTATGTAAGACTGTCAAAGGATTTACTTATCCTGATGAGATGAACTTTCTGACACAACATGAAGGTAGAAACAAATTCATTACTGATCTTGCTCTTAACCTTAATGGAAATACACTAGTTTTATTTACTTATGTCGAAAAACACGGTAAACTATTATTCGAGTGGATACAAGAGAGGGCTGGCAATCGCAAAGTCTTTTTTATTCATGGTGGGGTTGAGGCTGAAGATCGCGAAGCAGTGAGACATATCACTGAACAGGAAACTGATGCGATCATTGTGGCAAGTTATGGTACATTCTCAACAGGTGTGAATATCCGTAACCTACATAATATTATCTTCTCCTCTCCAACCAAGAGTAAAATTCGCGCTCTTCAATCCATTGGTCGTGTGCTGCGTTTGGGTGAAAACAAAGACGCTGCTACACTTTACGATATCGCTGATGATTTGCGTTATGGTCCTTATACAAACTTCACATTGAAGCACTATGAGGAACGAGTGAAGATCTACAGCGAAGAAAAATTTCCTTTCACAACGAATAACGTAAGGATAAATTAATGTCAGAAGATCCAGTAGAATATAAACCTAGAGGCGAACTTAAATTTGTTCGCTTACGATCAATCCCAGATGACCTCATTGGATATGTGACGTACAAAGAAGAATGTATTGTAATTGAAACGCCATTAAGAATTGAGATTGAAACTCTTTTCGATGAAGGTCGTCAAATTTTAGCAATGCAAGAATATCTTCCGCAGTCAGTGATTACTATTAAAGAAGTAGAATTTTATAATGAAGAAGTATTATTCGTAACGCCAGTAAAAGAAGACTTTATTGAGCAGTACGAATATGTTGCCGACTTTTTCTATAATAACGAAACTAAACTAAAATCACCAGAAAAGAAAAAGGCTAAAGGGGTAGACACAACTCAAGAAAGCGTTGACAAAGTTGTTTCTATTATGGAAGCATTACAATCAAAGAAAGACAAACCAGTACACTAATATGGCAAAGAATCATTATATCAATAACAAAGATTTCCTCAAGGAAATGACTGCATATCGCACATCAATTCGCAAGGCTAAACGATTAGGTCAACCAAAGCCTCAGATTCCTCGCTATGTTGCTGAGTGCTTCATGAAGATTGCTGAGAATCTTTCACACAAACCAAACTTTTTGTCATACACTTTCCGTGACGAAATGGTCGCTGATGCAATTGAAAACTGCGTGATGTACGTCGACAATTTTGACCCAGCGAAATCAAGCAATCCATTTGCTTATTTCACTCAAATAGTATATTATGCATTCTTACGTCGTATCCAAAAAGAGAAGAAGCAACTATATGTCAAATACAAATCAACTGAAACTGCTGGAATACTCGATGAGTTCGAACTCAATGAGAATGAAGATGGAACTTTCCGTCAATTCGAATTATACGAAAACATCTCAGAGTTCATACAAAATTACGAAAACGCCCGCAAAGAGAAAAAAGCGAAAAGAGCAGGACTAGAAAAGTTTGTGGATGAGGATGCGGTAAAGTGAAAATTGCTATTCTAGGGGACACTCATTTTGGTATGAGAGGCGATAGTATTGCCTTTCATAATCATTATCGTGACTTTTATCTAAATACATTTTTTCCTTATTTGGTGAACCATGGAATTAGGACCGTATTTCAACTGGGTGACTTATTTGATCGTCGGAAGTATATCTCTTTTCAGTCTCTTGCTCTTTGCCGCAATTATTTTTTTGATCAACTGGTAAAGCATGATATACAGTGCCGTGTATTACTCGGCAACCACGATATCTTCTTTAAGAATACTCTCGAAGTAAACTCGCCAGACTTGCTCTTGCGAGATTATGAGAATCATGTCATTCTGTATGATAAGCCATCTATGTGGATGGGAGTCGATGTCATTCCTTGGATTTGTAAAGATAATGAACTTGAAGTTTTAGATTTCATCAAGCGCAGTAGCAATCAAATGTGTTTTGGTCACTTTGAACTTGCTGGTTTTGAAATGGATCGTGGTAACATTTGTCATGAAGGTATGGACGCCAGTATTTTGAACAAGTATGATCTTGTTCTTTCTGGACACTTTCATCACAAGAGCACGACAGGAAATATCACATATGTCGGCACTCCTGGCGAAATGACTTGGGCTGATTACAATGATGAGCGTGGGTTCCATATTCTTGACACTGAAACTCGTGACCTTACGTTCATTCCAAATCCTGAAAAGATGTTCCATAAGATTAAGTACAACGATGATGAGTTGTTCTATAATGATATTATCAATACTGATTATGCAAATTTAAATAATAAGTTTGTAAAGATTGTTGTTGAGAAGCGCAATAACACCTTCTTGTTTGATACAATGTTGGATTCTTTAGCAAAAGTAAATCCGCTTGAGGTTTCAGTTGTTGAAGATTTTTCTGAGATCACCGAGAATGTTGATGTTGATGTGGATCAAGCAGAAGATACAATGACGATCTTAAATAAGTACGTTGATGGTTTGACATTGCCAGTCGAACCAGATAAAATTAAAACTGTTTTGCGCGATGTGTACAATGAAGCATTGTCTATGGAGACAGCGTGATAGTCTTTAAGAAAGTACGATACAAGAATTTCCTATCAACTGGAAACATCTTTACTGAAATCCCTTTGAATGAAAACGCCACGACTCTGATCGTTGGTGAAAACGGTGCAGGCAAGTCAACATTTCTTGACGCCATCACATTCTCATTGTTTGGTAAACCATTCCGCAATATTAACAAACCTCAACTTGTAAACTCAGTCAACGAAAAAGATTGTGTTGTTGAGGTTGAGTTTGCTATCGGCAAGAAAGAATACAAAGTCATTCGTGGCATCAAGCCAAATGTCTTTGAGATCTATGTCGATGGTAGTTTATTAAACCAAGACGCCAAAGCAAAAGATTATCAGGATCATTTAGAGAAATTGATTCTGAAGATGAACTACAAATCATTCACACAGATTGTCATTCTTGGATCAACAAACTTTACTCCGTTCATGCAGTTGTCAGCAGCGGACCGTAGAACAGTGATTGAAGATCTGCTTGATATCCAGATTTTTAGTTCCATGAATGTGATTGTAAAAAGTAAAATACATGCTCTTAAAGATGAAGCCGCACAACTCAAGATTCAAATTGATAACACAAAAGACAAAATCGAATTACACAAGAAGCATCTAGATGAACTCAAGAAGAATACTAAAGAACTAGTAGACGCAAAGAAACAAGAAGTGGTAGAGAATACGGCATCACTCTCACAACTTGAAAACGATGCAACATCAAAAGAAGTTGAAATTGACAACCTCGTAAACG